GATTTAATTACTATGAGTGAAGACACTAATAAGAATGGATTTTGGAAATATAATGAAGATAAAACCATAAAGCAAATTGAAGAGTATCTTGTCAGCACTTACAAAGCACACTATACTTCTGAGCAGTCCAAGACCCAAACTCTTGACCTGATTGAAAGTATTGGAGATGCTGAACCCTTTACACGATCTAATGCAATCAAATACCTTTCCAGATTTGGAAAGAAGAATGGTAAGTCCAAATTGGATATCCTAAAAGCAATTCACTATTGCATTCTCCTTTATCATTTTGCAGGACTACACAATGAAACTAAAGACACCTATGAAACTTTCTGACAATACTCTTTCAATTCTGAAGAACTTTGCATCTATCAACCAGTCTATTCTGGTCAAGCAAGGTTCTAAACTGAGGACTATTTCTGTGATGCAGAACATTCTTGCTGAAGCAGATGTTGGTGAAGATTTTCCTAAAGATTTTGCCATCTATGATTTGAATCAATTCCTCAATGGCATTAGTCTCCACCAAGATCCTGATCTTGATTTCTCTAATGACTCTCACTTGATTATTAGGGAAGGTAAACGCAAAGTGAAATACTTCTTTGCTGATCCTGAGGTAATCATTGCCCCTCCAGAAAAGAAGATTGATCTTCCTTCTGAGGATGTTTGTTTCCAGTTGGATCATTCTCAACTAGATAAACTTCTTAAGGCAGCATCTGTGTATCAACTTCCAGACCTTTCTGCTGTTGGTGCTAATGGTGTAATTAGTCTTGTTGTTCGTGACAAGAAAAATGATACCTCCAATGAGTATTCAATTGTTGTTGGTGAAACTAATTCTGAGTTTACTTTCAACTTTAAGGTTGAGAATATCAAAATTATTCCTGGGACTTACAATGTAGTCATTTCTCAGAAGTGCATTTCTAAATTCACTAATGAGAGATATAACTTGGATTACTTTATTGCTCTTGAGCCAGATTCTACTTTTGAATGAAATACAAGGTAAAGTATAAATTACCACCTGATAACAGGTATCTTGAAATGGTTGTGGAAGCGAACAATCAGTGCCATGCAATTAAAGTTGCACAGGCACATGTTCCTTCTGCTAAAATAATTGGTGGTCCTCAACTACTGTAAACTTGATTTAATTTATTATGAGTGAAAATTTTCTTTGGGTAGAAAAATATCGTCCTAAAAAGATTGAGGATTGTATTCTCCCAGAAACAACAAAAAAGACATTTCAGGATTTTGTAGAGAAGGGAGAAGTTCCTAATCTTCTCCTTGCAGGTCCTGCAGGATGTGGAAAAACTACAGTAGCAAAAGCACTGTGCAATGAGTTAGGAGCAGACTTTTATGTCATCAATGGATCTGATGAAGGACGATTTCTGGACACGGTACGGAACCAAGCAAAGAATTTTGCATCGACCGTCTCACTTTCTTCGTCTGCAAAACACAAAGTCATCATCATTGATGAGGCTGATAACACAACCCCAGATGTACAACTCCTCCTTAGGGCTAATATTGAGACGTTCTATAAGAACTGCAGATTCATCTTCACCTGCAACTACAAGAACAAAATCATTGAACCTCTCCATTCCAGGTGTGCAGTTGTTGACTTCTCAATCAAAGGAAAGGAAAAGGCAACTCTTGCAGGAAACTTCTTTGCAAGACTCCAACAAATCCTGGATCAGGAGATGGTTGAGTATGATCAGAAAGTCCTTGCTCAAATAATTAATAAGCACTTCCCTGACTGGAGACGTGTATTGAATGAGTGTCAAAGATACTCAGTTGGTGGAAAAATTGATTCTGCCATTCTTGCTTCCTTTGATGATGTAAAAACAAATGATCTCATTAAATATCTCCAGACGAAGAATTTTTCGGAAGTTCGTAAATGGGTTGTGGCAAACCTCGATAATGATGCTGGCATTGTTCTTAGGAATGTCTATGATGCCCTTTACAGTAAGTTGGATGGTCCAAGCATTGCTGCTGCTGTCCTTATTGTTGCTAAGTATCAGTATCAGAGTGCCTTTGTGGCAGATCAAGAGATTAATCTCTTGGCAGCGTTAACAGAAATTATGGTGGAGTGTAAATTCAAATGAATGTAAAACTTATTAGATTTAATTTTGGTCAAGAAGTAGTTACTGAACTGGTCAGTGAGACTGACTCAGAAATTACTATTGTTAACAGTCTTGCAGTAATCCCAACCTCTCAGGGAACTGTTGCATTTGTTCCTTTTGTTCCTCTTGTGGATAAGGGTAAGGATGAAGTTGTTATCAACAAGCAGCATGTCATCTACATCACAGATCCTAATGAGCAAGTGTTGACTCAACACAAGAATGCGTTTAGCACTATTGTTCAACCTGAGTCCAAGTCTCTTATTCTATGAGAAACAAAACAACACCTCAAAATGTAAAAGAGGCACATGAAGCATTGTTTCATGCTAAGTGGAATCTTCCCAAAGCAGCAGAGCATTGTGGAATGACGCAGAAGGAATTAAAGATGACCTTCTGGGAATACTTAAAGTATCATCCTAAAGATTATGAAACAACTGAAGACACCCCTTAGATATCCTGGAGGAAAGTCCAGAGCAGTTCCAAAACTAGCACAGTACTTTCCTGACCTAAGGGATTATGATGAATTTAGAGAACCATTCTTGGGTGGTGGTAGTGTTGCACTTTATGTGACTAAAAGATATCCACTCATAAATGTTTGGGTAAATGATCTCTATGAACCTCTGGTAAACTTCTGGCAGCAACTCCAGATGTTTGGTCCAGACATGCAAAAAAGACTTGTGGAACTTAGATCTAGATATCCAGATCAGGGTTCTGCAAGGGGTTTATTTCTTGAAGCAAAGGATTTATTAAATGACAACAATCAATCCCCTTTTACTCGTGCTGTTAGTTTTTACGTTGCTAACAAGTGCTCTTTTTCTGGTCTCACTGAGTCCTCATCCTTTAGCAGGCAGGCATCTGACAACAACTTCTCAATGCGAGGAATTGAGAGACTGAGTGATTATTCCAAGATAATTGAGAATTGGAATATAACTAATTACTCCTATGATTATCTGATGGATGGAAACAAAGGTGCTTTTATGTATCTTGATCCCCCTTATGATATTAAGGATAATCTCTATGGGAACAAGGGATCAATGCACAAAGGATTTGATCACGATAAGTTTGCTGCTGATTGTGATTCCAATGCTATGGATTCTATGGTGAGTTATAATTCAAGTCAGTTGATTAAGGATAGGTTCAAATCCTGGAAAGCAATTGAGTTTGATCATACTTACACCATGAGATCTGTTGGTGAATATATGAGAGAGCAGCATCAAAGAAAGGAATTGATTCTTATTAATTATGGGATATGAATTGAAGGACTGGTTGAATTCAATCAATCAGACAAAGAATAATATTATGGAAGAAGATACTTCTGCAAAAAAAGATTATCCTCCATATATCATAAACAAATGTCTGTCAGGTCATATTGATTGTCTGATGTATGCTAATGAGATGAATATGAATCACTCATTAGATAAGAAATTACAATATGACTTCCTTATAAATATTGTCAGGATCAAAAAGAGATATTCTCCTTGGATTCGTAAGGATAAGATCAAGGATCTTGATGTAGTCAAATCTTACTATAAGTATAGTGATGAGAAGGCTGAACAAGCTCTGAAAATTCTTAGACAAGACCAAATTAACTTTATTAAGCAGAAACTTGAAACTGGAGGAACAAAATGAGTGTTGTTCAGGAACCTGAAGTGAAGTGGACACCAGACCAAATGGTGGAAGTAAATTTAAATGAACCTGATGATTTTCTCAAGGTTCGTGAAACACTTACCAGAATTGGTGTAGCTTCTAGGAAAGAAAAAAAGATCTATCAATCTTGCCATATTCTTCATAAGCAAGGTAGATATTTCTTGGTTCATTTTAAAGAGTTGTTTGCCCTTGATGGTAAACATGCAAATCTCACTGTAAATGATGTGCAGAGACGCAATAGAATTGCTCAACTGCTTGCTGACTGGGGACTCATCACTATTGTTGATGTTACCAAGATTCAGGACATTGCTCCACTAAACCAAATTAAAGTCCTTTCTTACAAGGAAAAAGGTGAGTGGACTCTTGAAACCAAATACAATATTGGATCCAAGAAGAAAAAGGTGGAGATTACTGAATGATAGAAAATATTTTTTCTATCCCACTTTATAGGCAAAAATTAAATATAGATAACAAAAAAATAAATGACTTTATAACTTCTCTTAGTTCTTCTAGTGATGGAGTTGTAAAGTCAAATGTCAATGGATGGCAATCTAAAAATATAGTAGATGCAGATGAAATGTCTGAGTTTTTAAAATGCTTAGATATGCATCTTATGGCATTTTCTGCTATGATTGCTATTCAATTGGAAAGAAATGTTAGTAGACTGTGGGCAAATTTGAATAGATATTCAAGTTATAATTTGAATCATATTCATCCAGGATGTCTTGTAAGTGGGGTCTATTATACAAAAGTTCCAGAAAATAGTGGAGCAATTTACTTTAACAATCCTGTTGGAAATGAATGTGGGTTGTCTGGATTTATTTCTGAATTTCCTGAGTTAAAACCTTTTAGAGAATTTCCTGCAGAAGAAGGAGACCTACTATTATTTCCTAGTTGGTTGGATCATGGAGTTCTTCCAAATATGAATGAGACTGAGGATAGAATTTCAATTTCATTTAATGTAAATTAAGCAAGTTGGAAAGGGGTTGACACCCCTTTTTTAATGGGTTATTATTATGGGAAATTAGTTTATTAGAAGTTGAAAAATGCCATC